GTTCAGCGTGCAATAGCTGTGCATCAGACATTGCGACTTTTGCCTTCTGCTTGTTAGCATAAATTTTACTACCAGCAGAGACGGCTAATTTAATTGCCGATAACCACATGTTAGTACCAAGTTGCTGTTTTCTTTTTGTCTTTTAGCATTCTTTTAGTACCTCTAACTTCAGTTTTATCTCCAGTTGGTATGTAGTTTCTTGGCATACCATTGGCTGTAGTTACAGATCTAGGGTCCAACTCAATATTTTGAGAAGGAATTCCTATTTCTTCAGATGCTACAAAAAATTTATCTTTTTTGTTCATAGTTTCTCCTATTTTTTCTTCAACTTCTTTAATGTTATAGCAAATCTTGCTCTTTGTCCAAGCTTTCCTGGTTTCTTAGCTGCTGCTTTTAATTTTGAAGCAGGAATTGTTTTGCCTTTTTTAATTCCTAAAGATTTTCTTAAAGACCCTGGTTTTTTTATTGCTTTTTGAATAAATTTTTTATCTTTTGCCATTTTTCTTCTTCTTCATACCATTTTTAGTTTTTGGAATTACGCCTCTAGCCATTAAAATGTCTTTTTTCGTAATTTTTCCATCTCCAGAAACATCAGGAAATGATTTTTTCTTTTTTTTCATTGTTTTTTTCATCTGTTTTCTCCTTCATATTTTTCAATTTCAACACTTGGCATCATTTTATCCACATTTGGAATAGATTTACTCAAGACTGTCTTTTCAATTGATGTATTAGCTCTTAGTTTTGCTAATTCTTCGTTCTGTTCCAACTTATCATCATGATTTTGTTGGTTCATCATAGCTTTCATACGGTCAAGATTTATTCTTTCTTCACCTTCAACTCTTTTACGCTCGTTATCTTGTGCTCTTAGGTCTAATTCTCTTGCTCTTAACTTAGCAATTGGATCATTGCCTATACCAGATGTGATTTCTCTTTCTTCTTTTAAGAATTCTTCCATCATCTCAGCAATTAAAACAGCTTTTCTAGCTTCAATACGTAAAGTTATCTGTCTAAGTTGTTCTGCAACTTGTGGATTTGCTTGAGCCATCGCTGCCATCTGTTGCATTTGTGGAATCTCATCTGCAAATTCTATTTCAATTTGTTCTTGTGCCATCAAACTTATGTGCTCCATAATATTTTTTTCCATAGCAGCCATAATCATTGGATTATTTTGTGCCATGTTAGTTGCCATGAAATTTAAATGCGAAGTCATGTGTGCTCTGTGATCTTGTCCTGGAAAAGCATTAAATGGTTTACCAGATAAAGCCATAATGTTTTCTAAAGCAGGGTCCATTGGAGCAGGTGGTTGAGGTTTAACTAAAACCTGATCAATATTTTTTACACCTAATGCTTCATACATATTTCTATACGCTGCATATAAATTATGCATTTGCGGATTAGAGGTTGCCAGCTGCAACTCTGTTTGTGCGAGGGAAATACGCTGAGTTTGTGAAAAGATGTTGGGATCGGCAACTGGCAAAATATCTACCCGATCATCAAAATCAGTTTGTTTAATAAACCTTTGACCCCCAACTACGTCGTACGGATATTCCGGTGGTAGATATAACTTGAATACTCTTGCTAATAATTTGAATTCATTTTTTAGCGAAGAATAAATTCTTTTGTGAATAGCTGACATAGTTCTTGAACCACGCTCAAGAAGAGCAACTGTAGTTCCAACTGCAGCTTGTTGATTACCATCTCCAACTTGAAGATCAGCAATTGATGCAAATCTTTGACCAGCATTAACTACAATACCCATTAAATTTAATAATGTAGCTGATGGTTCTTTGAATGGTAACATCATAAATGAATCTTTTAAATTTCCACCTGGTGCATCTACATCTCTAAATTCACCTGGTTGAATTGATTGTGCATCATCTCTAATTCTAATACCACGCATTTTAAATCCAGCTGGTAAGTTAGATAAAGTTCCTGCATCCAATAACTGACGGAGTGCTGCAGTTGCAGTTCTGCTCAATCCGCCAATCATATGGATTAAACCAAAGCCATAAAAGCCTAGTCCTGGAAGAAACTTAAAGTGCGTAAAGTATGGTATTTTAGTTTTGTCTGGATCACCAATTTCATAGTTACGTCTAATAGCTAAAACATTTCTTGTAGCTTCATCTACTGTTACTATGTATGGAATTTTAATTCCTGAAGGCTCACCAGTCTCTGGATCTTCATCTTCAAAACCTTCTATGTCTAAATTAACATGACATTCTAAAATAGTATAAACATCATCGTCTTGAGTTTTTCTTTGACCTTCTAATTCTCTTTCTTTTTTCTTAACATCATCTTCAACTTGTCTTGGAGAACCTAAATCAATATCTAAATAAAATCCTGCAACTTGTTGTTTTTTTAATTCGTTTTTAGAAATTTTTACCCGATGGATGATTGCCTCTGCATCGTCTAATGAGGTAGCCGTGTAGGGTACAATCAAATCATCTGCCGGTACAAACTTTGATGTAGCTTTTTTAGTTAACTCATCATAATAAGTTTTCTTAAAAGCTGACCCTGCTAATGGTAAATAAAATAGCATTTGATCAAAGTCGGGCTCATAGTCTTTCATTTTTTCCATGAGCTCGTAGTTCATAAAATCTTTAACACGTTGTGCTTGTCTTGTTTTTTCTTCGTTAGGTGCACCAATTACTTGAGTTCTAACTGGTCCATCTGCTGGTAATAATTCTTTGTAAGCTAATGCTTGAAACTGAGTAACTGCTTCTGCAAGAACTGGGTGAGTTGCACCACTAGCTCCTTGGAAAGGTTCTGTTCTCATATCATATTTAAAACCTAAAAGATCTAAACCTTGAGTGTAAGAACGTTCCCATTCTTTTCTACCCATTTGATAATCTTGATATTTTTGAGAAAGGTCTGCACCCATTTCATCTAAAATATCATCTGGTAAAAATTCTGCTAAGTTTGCATAATGCTCGTCACCACCTTCTGGTGATGCAGCGTTTGGATCAAAGTCTACTTCAACTGATCCATCTTCTTGTTCGTTAACTTCTACAGGACCTGGAGCTTCACTAATTTCTTCTTGAGCCTCAACTACTGTTTCTTTTATTTCTTCCGCACTAGGAAGTTCTACTGAGCCTCTTGGACTTTGAGTCAGAGACTTGTCTATTTTGTCTGCCATTTTTTATTTTCTCCAGTTTCACTGTTCTAACAGTATTATAATTAATATTCAACCCCTGAGGCGTGGGTCCGGATTCAGGCGGCAGGAGCCATGTCTTAGGGTATTTACTCATTGTACGTATATTTCTTCATATCTTCTAAATCAATCTCATCAATAAATTCTTCTACATCTTTAAGCTTGCCTTCTGCATCAGGTCTAGCTGTTGCTTCATTATAAGTATAGCCTCCACTTTCAGGGTCATAATCTAATTCCATTTCCATATCTTTTTCTAACATATCACCTTGTTGATTTCTTTTTGTAACTGTTGTTTTATTACCTTGTTTAGTAACAACATAATTATCTAATTGATAAGTTTCAGCTATTTCATCAGCTCTTCTACCTGAAATACTTTTTTTCCCTAAAGTTATAACTTTAGTTATAAGGTCAGTTATAAAATCAGGCATACCATCTGCACCTCTTCTAATTACTTCAACTGCTTTTTCAGCAACCGGTGCAGCAGCTTTAAAATATTTTCCAACAAAAGGAATAGATGCAATACCTCCAGCAATCTTAATAAACTTTCTTTTTGATGGATCATCTGGTCCGTCTGCAAAACCTGCACGTCCCCCTGTTGATAAAAACTGTTCAGGTATTTGTTGTGATTGAAATCTTTTACCTAACATTAAATCTGTTATTCCTTGCACATTAATAGCTCTTGCATTAGCTAATATTTTTTCTTCGGAAGCTCTTTCCATATCTACTACTTTTTTTGCTTTTTCATATTTTTGTTCAGCTTCTTGTCTAGACATATCTGATTTTATATTGGGTGTATCAAAGTCTGTATCTAAATCAGAAAAGTCTTGTGCAATCTGTTCTCTCATGTCTCCTTGTTTAATAACTGATCTTGCTTCTCTTCCTTCAGGTGATAAATCAAGTACGTCTTTAGTAGAACCAATTATATTAGTTCCAATCAAACCATACTCTAAAGCTTCTGCAACTGATTTACCTTGTTTTAATTTTTCAAATGTATCATCTACTGCAATGTAAGCACCAAGAGGTCCCAATGCTTTTAGACCTAATGTAAAATATCTTTTCTTTGCAATATCATCAGGAATGTTTTTTATTCCCTCTGCTATTTGTTCTAGACCTGGAAGTAATTTAGAATAAATTCTTCCATCTCCAAGTTTTGCAGCTTTTTCAACTTTAGATAAAATTTTAGGATCTTTTAAATCTTTTCTTATTTCTGGAATTGATTTTAAATTTTCAGGTATTTTAAAAGAGTAACCTTGACTAGAATGCACTGCATCAAAAGCTTTTTTATAGTCATCATTTAAATTTTTATAATTAGCGATTGTCTTACTTGGTTTATCTAAACTAATTTCAGGTATAACTATTTTTTTAGAACCTTTTCTTCTATCTTTATTAAAAAGATTTTCTGCTGCTCTAGCTTCTTTATTAAATTTTTTAACAGCATCATTAATTTGTTTTTTATCTTTTGATTGAATAGCTTCTTGTAGTTCTAATTCTAATTGAGATTTTCTAGCATCCCATCCTACTTTTAATTTATTTTTACTAGCATCTATTATTTGACCATATATTCCATATGGTGTGCTTGCTCTATTAACAGAACTAGCTACACCTAAAGGCTCATCAATGTCGTAAGCTTTTGCTATTCCTGATTTTATATACTTTGGATCTTGAACAATTCTACTTTTTGTACCTTTAATACTTGATTCTCCAACAGATTTACCTATTAAAGCTTCATTCATATTTCTAATGTAGTTGTTATAAGGAGAAGATTTTAAAATTTTTGTAGCATTGTCTTTAAACTTAGGTTTGATATTTAAACCTCTATTGTCTTCAACACCTGTTTCTGAGTAAATACTAGCAAGTTGTAACAGTCTTGTTGCAGCTTGTGAGTCACTTACAGAGCCAATAACTTTTTTAACTTTGTTAATATCTTTAATACTTGTCTTGCCAGTTTTGAAAATATTATTAATATCTTTATCCTTTGATAATTCTAACAACTGTCTATTAACACCTTGAGATTCTTGTTGTGCTATTCTAGCGGCTGTTGTTGCATCTAAAATATTTACATTTCCTGCATCTACAGCATTTTTAATTGTGTAAAAATCAAAGTTTCCTAATTTTCTTAACTCTTGTGATGAGGGTAGTCTGTTATTCTTTTTTTTAAAATTTTCTACAAAAGTTTGTAGTCTTTTTTGTGCTTCTGTTGCTTGACCGCTTCCTTGTTTAACTACTGGTCTAGCAGAAAACTCTTCTTCAGTAATTGTTATAGGTGCTTCACCGCTTTGCATAGATTTTATAAAACTATCAATTGTACTAGACTTATTGTTTTTAAAACCTAATTCTTCATTTATTGTAGGAATACTTTTTCCTGCTAAATAACTATCTTTTATTTGTTGTCCAAATTGTTCTAATGAACTACCTGCATAAAAATTTTCTCTATCAGATACTTCAATCTGTTCTGTAACCTTTTCACCTAACTCACCAAAGTAAGGCATTAACATTTCTGTGTGTTGTTCTTGTGTAATCTCTCCATCTTTGAGAGCTTCATCCATATACATTTTTAAAATAGAAACTTTACTTCGAGGCATTAAATTGCCTTTTGCTTCTTTCAGTGTTTGCATTTTATTAATGAGAGTTGGTTGAGGAGTTCCATCCTGAAAACCAGGACGTCTCATGTAAGACATCATTTGATTATAATCGTTAAGTTTCAAGTTAAACTCCTAATATGTGAGGTAGTCCACCTGAAGCATTATTTTTTCTTCTTGTGACTTTATCAAACTCACCTTGAAATTCTAAAGTATCACCTTTTTCCATTAACAATTTATCATAAGAGTCAGGATCTAATCTTCTATTTTCTAACATCTTAATAACTCTACCTTGAAGATCAGGCTCCATTTCCATCATTTGATCAATCATATCTTCATCTAGTTCAGGGAAATTTTGTTTAAGTTTTTCTCTACTTAATTTAAAACCTTTTGGTACTTCAGGTACATCTAAAATTTCTCTAGATTCCATTGTAATTGTATTTGGTTTATTTCTAGCTTCAAATTCTGAAATTAATTGTTGTGTAGTTTTTTCTGGTGATTCTATTTCATCAGCAGTTTTCATGGCGCCTTTACCAAATTTTTTATTAATCATATCTACTAATTTCATAATTCCTTTAGGTGTTCCTAAGGCAAAACCCATTCTACCACCATCAGCTTTTTTAGGTCTAACTACTTCATTAAAAGTTCTTTCATAAAAATCTACAGTGTCACTTATATCAACACCTTCATCCATGGCATTACTTTTAATTTTTGCCATAGTAATTCCAAAGTCATCAGACTTTGTTCCTGAATACATAATTTTCATTACTAAATCATCATTATCTAATTGATCTACTAAATCATCAAACATATTAGATCTAACCACAGCACCCATATCAACAGTATCAAATATACCTTGACCTGCATCTTCAACTAAGTCAGCTACAAAAAGTTTTTGTTTTGTAGTTTTAGCACCTAGATTACTAATTATACCTTTAGCCTTATTTAATTTTCTTGCATTCTCATCCATTGTAAATGCTGACATTTGTTCATCAGTTACAAATGGTCTATCTAAATCTGGTTTGTCAAAATAACCTTTACCAAATTTTCTATCAACTAAGTCTTGTACAACATCTTCTTTGCTTTTAGTAAATTCAACTACTTCATCAATAGGTTTCTTGGTTCCTGAGGCCTGAGTCATGATACCAGTATCAAGAGTGGATATGTTTTCACCTTGTGAGGTAATTTTTCTTTTAGCCTCTTCCATAATCATCTCTTCTTCGATTGGATTAGGATCTCTTTTAGTTTGTTTTTTGAAACCTTTTTTAAGAGCATTAAAAGCTGCAGTTATTGTTTTATATGGTCCCATAATTAATAATACGTCCTCTGTTGTGGAGGCATTTTATCCTCCTCATAATCTTCAGGGTGCTTGATCAAACCTCCCTGTCTAAATCTCATTACAGCTTGCGTCATGGAATCCACTAGATCATCATGGTCTCCGTAAGGAAAAGCTGCACATTCCTCAATGACTTCTTGTGCGAAGTCCATATCTTTGGGCGCCCATATCAGTCCCGACTCAAAGAGCGGAGATACTGCGTTTACCCTCGTGTGTTTATCATTACCACGCGATGGTGAGAAATTTATAACAGGAATACCCATTTTGCGCAACTCATAAGTTAGAGGCAGACCACTGGCTTTAGATTCAATGATTACAGTTTCAGGGTTCCAGTAACCATATTGTTCAAGAGCAATACGCCGGAGTTCAGGAAATTCATATCTACCTTTTAATGCATCAACTAAAATTAAACTTGGTGGGGCATCTTCATTTTCTTGAAACACACCCCACGTTGTTATTGCACTATAATCAGCTGTCTCCTTTTTCATAAATGCAGTGTCATAAGATTGTATAATATGTTGCAATGGTGGCATGTCTTCCTCTTGCCAATCTCTCCACCACTCACGTTTTATTAAAGCTCCTTCTTCTGAAGTTGGGTTTTGCATATACTGTGCATTCCATTTACTCAGAGGAATACTAGCTTTAACAGATTCTAAATCTTTTAAATTCCAATACTCCGGCCAGACAGGTTTACCTGAAGGTAAGATAGCAGGAAACTCTACAATTTCCCACTGATCAGATTTAATTCCTTTTTGAGCATTTAATAATCTACCTGTTAAATCTTTTTCATTCCATCTTGTCATGATAACAACAATTGATCCACCAGGTTGAAGACGTTGTCTAGGTCCTGATGTGTACCATTCATAAGTTCTTTCAAGAGCTTGGTTGTTCATAGCATCTTGTTCAGTATGTGGGTCATCAATAATTAATAGATCAGCTCCCCGTCCGGTAATAGCAGAGCCAACACCAGCAGCATAGTATTCACCACCTTGCTCGGTTTCCCATTTACCTGCAGCTTGAGAATCAGGATTAAGCCTAGTTTTAAAAACTGATTTATATTCTGGTGAATCCATCAAAGCTTTTGCTTTACGACCAAACCTTACAGATAATTCAGTTGTGTTAGTAGATTGAATAATTTTTAATTTAGGGTTTCTGCCTACCATCCACGCAGGTAAAAGATAAGAGCCAAATTCAGACTTGGTATGTCTAGGTGGCATATTAATAATTAATCTTTTAATTTTACCTTGGGCTAGTTTATCAAACTTATCTGCAATTTTTTTATGATGTTTACCTTCTATAAAATCAGGCCAGACATGTTTTACAAAATCCATAAAATTATTTTGTATTCCAGTGGTCTTTTTCTTCTCACCATACTGCGCAGCTAATAAAGCAAATTGTCTTCTGACATCAGCAGGTAATTTATCAAAGTTCTTTAGTTTATCTTTATCTATCATAGCAAAAAATTTTTCCGCAAAATTTTTGCAGAATTTTTTTGGAAACTCAAAAAGTATTTTACAGGTTTAAATGTATGAATCAAGCCATAAAGGGGATAGTCTGGGACCCCTTTTCTGCAAATAAAAAAACAATTATTTAAATAATTTAAAATTTAGGATGGACCCTGGTACCTCTATCAATTAAGAAGTACCAGGAAAGAGAGAGGTTTAGTCTAGTAATGTCATGTATGCTTTAGCATTCATTCTACTAAACATAGATAAACCTTGTTGTACTAAAGTATAGTTCTCTAGTTCTTCATCTAGTTTAATCTGATCGTATAACTTAGCCTCTTCTTCAGTTAACATCTCAGATTGACCTGAGTATGGGTTAGTTCTTTTTATATTTCTTTCTGTCATATCTGGGACCATATAGGATAAGTCAAGCATTGTCAACCCTTTGTATTGTAGTTCTTGGACCCCAATGCTCATTGCTCTCGGTTACCTTATGATAACCCCCACTCTCTCGTCTGTGTCTGATAAACTCAATCGGTCTGCCCTGTTCAATACTTTCCATATGTACATTTAACCAATCGTGCTCACAAGCTTGACTACAAAAGTATTTACCTCTTGTATTATTATAGTAGTGATCTCTATAGCTTTGGTCCATATTTACAAGTGCATACCTACCTCTGATTACACCTCTAGATTTTAGAAACCTGTCTTGTGTAGTTCTAGTATGGCAGTCTGGTCCTTGGCAAAAATGTTTATTCGGCATCTGGAATACCCCCAAACATTGTCATTACTCCACCAAATAAAAGTAATATTGAAACTACATAATGCGATGAATGTAATGTCACAACAAAACCTAGAAAGACTAGTAGAAACCCTACTAGCAACATTGTAAGTCTAAAAAATATTTCCATTAGTACCTCACATTCCAAGTTTTTTTAGCTGTTCTATAACCTTGTGCGTCAAGGTCAAAGTAAGTCATTAAAGCATCGCCAATTTTAGACTGCCAAAATCTTGACTTGCTATCCCATTTACCATTCCTAGTAATATGTTTTTTATCTTTATTTGAGTAGTATGTTATTTTAAAGTGTTTATCTTGTATCATTCTTTCCTCTCTTTCTATGGGTATCCTATACTAAATAGGATACCCTGTCAAATGTTAATTTAAACTTTCTTCGTATTGTTTTCTAGCCAATATCTTCGCCTCTCTTGATTGATTTTTATTCTTCATTCCTTTAATCATACTTGCTAGATTACTAGGATTGTAGATAGTTAAACCTGTTGAGTTAGTTCTTATTAACTCTGCCTCATCAAGTTCAATACCAAGTTCAGTAGCCAACTCAATACCCTCTGATAGATACCTGTATGCTTTCAATCCTATTTTTAATTGGTCGCATTGTTTTTGAATTGTATCAATCCAAGTTTGATGTTTAGAAACTAAATTGCCTTTTGCAGTTCGCCAAGTTTCAAACGCTTGGTATTCATCTTTGGTACAAGCTATTGCTCTTGAACGACAATAAGATGTTCCAATAACATCAAGATAGTATGGGTCATCAAAACCTTTTGATATACCAATATTATTTTCACTGCGATCATAACTACTATTATGAGAATATCCCAATGCTTTCATACATTCTTCAACATGTTTTGTTTTGTGTGGATTATCTTTGTTTTCATTTTGTTGAGCATAGATATCTGGGTTGCAATCTTTTGCTTTTAGTTCTTCTCTAAAATATGCAACTGCAAACTTTTTACCCTCTTCATCACTATACTCACTACCATTTAGATTGCCAAACAAACCAAAATCAAAGTGTGATTTAGTTTGTTTTTCTTTACCCTCATCATCAACATCTTCATTGTGTGCAAAATAAAAACATTTATCTTTTGCTACAACATCACATGGGTCGCCATATTTCTTTTTGAAAGTTCTTAATACTGCAACATCTTCTTTTGGATAAGACCTCTCAACCACATCTTTTGCAAGTTCGTGAGCTACCTCATATTTATAAGTGACATCTTCTCTTGCTTGAAGATATGCTTCTCTTTCCTGTGTGTCCTCATTCTCAAAGACATTTTTTATTTTATTAAAGAGTTTGTTTCTTAACTCGGTGTTCATTCTTATTTTAGACATTGTGTCCTCTCTGTTAGTTTATTAATTTAATATTTTTAATTTACACTATTGACATTCTTTGTCAATAGGATTATATATAAATTTCCTATCTTGCTTGATTAGTTAACAGCAATGTATAACCTGAAGAGTGGTAGGAATAATCAGTCATTATTGACTGTGAGTATAAACACTAGAACACGGGTGAAGATAATTGGGGTACCGGTCCAATGAGACTAGATAACTGACGATCTCTAGGCCCCGCGTAGCATAGTGGCTGATTATTATTTGGTGGCTGAGCCTTTAGATCCTTGCCCGGGGCCCGGATCTATAAAGACAAGTGATGTGTGAATTGACACAAGGTACTTGGCAGCCTCCTAATGAAAAGGAGATTTAAGAGATGAAAAGAATTAAACACAACGACCTAACACATTACTTCCTGCGGGACCACTCAACGCTCCCGCGGGCGTACCTGGCCAGCTGTGAAAAGTTTTTTAAAAGAATAAAGCTTGAACCTTTAGCGTGGCTTCAAGCTCCAAGCAGCAAGCCACAAGCTTCAAGCTTCAAGCTTGACAAAGTAAAAAGATTATAGTATAGGATAAAAAAGGAGAAAGTATTTATGAAAGTAAAAGAAGCAGAAAAAATCACAGGGTCAATGACTCGAACAAGTAAAATGCCAGGCCTGAGTATTAGTCTTCCAGCCTGGGAGTGTAAGACAGGCAGCAAGCTTAGAAAAATTCCTGGCAGTGTCTGCGCTAGTTGTTATGCCCTGAAGGGTAACTATACAAGATATCCAGCAATTAAAGCGGCGCAATATGTAAGACTCGAAGCCTTGAAGGATAAGGACTGGACCGCTGCGATGGTGACTCAAATCATCAGGCAAAAATATTTTAGATGGCACGACGCAGGGGACGTCCAGGACCTGGACCATCTTAACAAAATTTATGAAGTATGCAGATTGACACCTGACACAAAGCATTGGATGCCAACGCGGGAGGCCTGGATTAAAAATCATCTTGAGCATAAACCTTCAAACCTGGTGATAAGATTCTCACCTCCAATGATTGGCCAAAGAAATGATTCTTGGCCCAACTCTTCAATGGTTGTAACTGATGGCGCCAGCTGCCCCGCACCTTCACAAGGCGGCAAATGCGGTGACTGTAGACAATGTTGGAATCCTGCTGTAAAAGTAGTAAGTTATGGAAAACATTAATGTTAGTATACCGGCACCCAAAATATTATACTGAAATTCGCAAACGTGCGAAAGAGCAACAAAAAGAATTACGCAAGCGTAATAAATCTGACCGGGTCATTAGCGGAGCTGAAGCGACGGCTGAAGTGGAGCGTGCACCTGGTCAGGGCCACAAGCCACAAGCTTCAAGCAGCAAGCCACAAGCTAAACCAGAACCTAGTTCAGGTTCTTGAGATGCAGGGCGCAAGCCTCAAGCCCCAAGCAGCAGGGTTCAAGCTTCAAGCCACAAGCATCAAGCTGCATTATATCCTTCCCCTCATAAAGTTTTACAAGGTTAAGGGAGAGGGCCTTAACTAGGATAAATGTATTGTTGGGATGTCTTTTATGAAACGCAAATTGATGTGGAGAGAAGCGTATCTTGTTGGTCTTTGTTACTTTCAGTTCAACAGTGAAAAACTTGCCAAAATTATTATAACCCAATAGATCGGGAGTACCAAAAGCGCTAAGGTTTTCAAGCCTTGTCCACGATATTTCTGGTGTAATTCTTTTAAGCTCATGCCATAGTTTCCGTTCAGGTTTGACTGACATTTTTACTACTACAGCTTCTTAATAACTTTGCCCATTTTCCAAGTTTCAGGAGTAATTGTAAACACCAGTCTATGAGATTCTCTTACTCCTAATAATTTATTTTGCAAGAGCTTTACACCATCAATGTCATAAAATTCTCCATTGGGTAATACGACTTGCACCCTAGCATCCTGAGCAGTGGGTGACGTGGTAAACTTATCTACAATTTGTTTTAATAACTTTCCAGTAAACATGGGTTGATTTATATTTTAAGTTGTATTAAAAGTCAAACATGGGATTACCAAAAAAATTAACAGAAAGACAGATGAAGTTTGCTCATGAGATAGTAAGCAACGAAGGTCGGAAGACAGCGACTGAATGTGCAAGAGATGCTGGTTTTGAACCAGAGCATGCTAGACAATACGCAAGTAAACTTCAGAATCCAAAATTATATCCATTAGTAGTAAAATACATTGGAGAATTGAGAGAAGAGTGGCAGAAAAAATATGAAGTCACTTATGATAGACACATTTCAGAGCTAGCAAAGTTAAGAGAAGACTCAAGAAAAAAGGGAGCTTGGTCAGCTGCAATCAACGCTGAAGTGGCAAGAGGAAAAGCTGCAGGTCTGTATATTGAACAGAAGATAATACGTACCGGTAAGCTAGAAGACTTAACAACAGAAGAATTAGAAGCACGAATGAAAACCATAATAGACGATTATTCACCAATCTTAGAAAACGTTCCATTTGAAGAATTAAAAGACCAAGT